TGCATCTGGTGGGGCTATGGTTTCATTACACTCTAATGATAGTAATACCAGTAATCAAATATATTATAAAGGTACCCAACACATATTTAATACCACATCTGACACTAGACTATTAACATTAAATCAAAATGGCGCTTCTATTGGTGATGAAGACCCACAAGATCCAGATGGTAACGAGTTATTAACAAGAGTCGAAATTGAATCTTTGGTTGAAAACCAAATCCAAGCTGAACAATCATCTAATCTATCAGAGAATGGTTATCAAATTCTACCATCGGGTTTGATTATGCAGTGGGGAAGAGTTCAGGTTAATTATACCCAAACAACAGTCAGCGAAGATTTTCCATTACAGTTCCCTAATGGGTGCTTAAACGTTACCGCCACCGTCAATCACACAGCCGCCGTTAGCGGAACTTGGAATGTATATGTTACGAGTTTTAATAACTCCTCGGTAACATTTCTTGGTGAACATGATTTACAGACAGGTAGCGCATACGCCTATTGGCAAGCCATCGGTCATTAAAAATTAATAAATAGAAAACTATCCTACTAATGTAACAACCCACTATTATTTTCTTGTAGTAGTAAATCACCAGTTTCACGTAAGATATAACCAGTTTCTGGCTCTATAATTATATCAGGTATTTCGTATACACTGGTATCAACAACATCAACTTCTTCCTCTCGATGTAATCTGAGGTTGATATATGTATCTTCATATAATTTTTCAATTTTATTGAATACATCATCATTCATATCATCAGTTAATTCTGTTCCATATAATTTTACGGAACCATATTCACTCTTTCTGATGTTTTTATTCTGGTTATAGAAACCTGCAATTTCTTCAATATATGATCTCTTTTTAATTGGGATAATTAAAGATGCTTCAGGTAGTTTCTTATACATTCTATTGTAGTTAATAACATCAAAATAATTGAATGTATAATTAAATATAGATATATTTTCAATTTTAAAGCTACCTGATATCATATCATTGCTACTTGATGTCACTTGAGAATCAATTGTTTCCTCGCATGAAATATTTGTACCTCCAACAAATATCTTATTATCTCTTAACGTATTTGAAAAAGCATATTTATTTTTATCAAATTTTTGAATATCAATAATTGTTCCATTACAATATGTAGTAATTGTACCAAACTTATTAGAAAATATTAAATTAATAATAGGTTCATTAGACTCATCGATAAATTTACGATCAACTTCTAATTCAATATAATCTCTTTTATGATAATTAAATATATTAAAGAGAGAAATTTTTAAAGTAAATCGTTTTTCTAAGAATTTTGTATTAAATCTAACTTTAGGTTTAATTAGATTACCAACAATAGGTTTATCATTCACTGTTGTAACTAAATCTAAATCTTTATCATATCTATAAACATTTAAATTAGTATATTTATCATATACATCTATATATTCAAATATTTTACCATCTCTTTGATATCGAACAACATTAAAGGAAACTATAGTAGTAGAATGAATAATAACCTCTTTAACTAGTTTAGGTACACCGTTATTTGAAATTTTAAGTAGTTTGTTAAGACCATGGTCAGATGTTAAAACATATATTATATTATCTTTATCTACATAAAAATCTTTAATCTCACCATCACCAGTTAATTTAATCACTGGTGTGGGTATATCCTTATAATATATATCATTACCCCTTAATATATAATATTCATCAGAATTTGAATAATCTATATAATCACCCTCACCAGTATAAAACCCATCATCATGTTTAATAAATAGATCATGGTCAGTATTTAGTACAGTATATTTGAACTCTAATATATCTTCTTCTGGTACATAACTTGAGATAGAGTTTGTGCCAGAATCTAGAACATATAATTTTTTATCACTATATTTAATATCTGATATATTTTTACCAACTAAAGTGTCGGTTTTATTTGATATAAAATCTAAATATTCAATAGTATATATCACACCACCACAATCAACGTAAAATAAATTAAAATCATCTGTAAATATGATGTCATCTATAGTGGCACCAATATCGAAAGTTTTTATAATATTATAATCAAAATCATAATATCTAATTTCGCTATCATTTACAGACAGAGTATAAGGTGAAAAATCCTTATCGATAGTTAGAGATATGTTTTTATTTCCAAAAATATTATTACCTTTAAAGTTATCAATATCAAAATCAGATAAAGCGATATTTAAACTAAATTCATCATCATATTCTGTAGTATCCGTAAGAAGGTGGAAACTATTTTCATAATCCATAACCTCACTAGTTTTATCACCAATATTAAATGAACTCAATTCATTATATAATGAGATAGATGTTTTTTTACCAAGTCTTTCATACATATAAAGACAATTGGGTTCAATAGTTAATTTACTTTCTACATCAAAAATACCAACAGTTTTATCAAACTCTTTATAATATGTTTCATATGGGTCTTTTAACCCATTTGAAGTTGAAAATGACTCTAATGTTTCTAAACTATTCCAACCCTCTTCAGATAGAGCATTGAATTTAGTAACAACATCTGGATTATAGTACCTATCTAACCATTTAGATTTTGATGGTTCATATGGATTATACCACAACCACGAGCACATATATTTAGAATTATCGATATCAGATGTTTCACCAGTATTTGTAAAATCAGAATATTCATATAATTTCTTATATATTTTATCAGAATTTAGAGGCGAATTTCCACCTATTGCACCATTGTTAAGTAATTCACAATCATTTATATTAATTTTAGTATAACCTTTACCTAATTCGAATGGTACATTGAAAAATGTCTGCTCATCTGATTTAAAATCATATTTATACCATTCAGAGTTATAACCTAAGATGTAATTATTATAACCACTACTACCCCTAATACCCGAAGATATTGAATTATATTCCCTAAAAGAAGTGTTACCTCTAGTATTAATTAATGAATATTTTTCATCATATACAACATTACTCTTAAGTGGTATATAATTTGAATTTTTCTCTAACGATGATTTATAATTATGAGTAATTAATGATATATTACTATTATAGTATGTTGAAACTATATCATTTTTGATACCATATGACGGTAAAAAAGAATTAGTAATTGAGACATCATTACTTAATGAGTTTTTATAATCTAATTTAAATGAATTAACATTCTCATTAATAAGTGAAGTGGATGGTTGTTTAACAATTTCACCTTGCTCATTAAAACCTATTACATCACCATCATCTAATGCTATCAATATATGACTATTTAAAGAATTATAAGAATATATAAATTTAGGGTAATCTTTAATATCAATATCAGTTACATCTTCAAATATAAATTTTTGTTGATCACTATCAAAATTCAAACACCTATCACCTAAAGGTGTTTTTTTAATTATATTACAATATTCACCATCTATAAATTTAAAATAAAAATAATGTGAATCGGTGAAATATTCTGGCTCAAGATCACTTGATAATGAATCATTATCATATACCCAATAATTGGATGTTGCACTAAATTTAACTTTAGTTGAAAGTGAATATACAACTAAATTAGAAAATGCATCGGTGTCCTTCAAATCAGATAATGCTATAACGCTACCATAACTATTATCTTCTGATACAGCATCTAATGATTCAACATCACTATAATCATTAGATGCTAAAGCTGATAGATTAACATTAGATGTACCAACACCTTGTTTTTCTTCACGTATTTTATCAAAAACATCATTATAATATTTGTTGTCAGTAATTAGTGAAAAAACATCTTTAGATATACTATAACTGATAGGGTTTTCAGATACATCTTTAATATTAAAAATCTCACCAGAATTAAAAAGTTGTGAGGTTTGTTTATAATCTATATTACCGTGATAATTAATATCGACAGAATCAACTGTCTCAGTTTCAATTATTGTTATTTTATCAGCCATTTTAAATATTTATAGCATAGTACAAACTATTCAAATAAATGTTTAAAAGTAGATATTTTACAAAATATTACCATAAATATCAACAATTATTTCATCACCATTGGCGATTATTTTATTATCATTGTTATCTGTGAGATAAATTACATCTTCAACACTAACTTCTTCTTCCTCTTCAATTACAGATATTCTTGATTGTATATATTCTAAACTTTGATCTACGTTTAATACACTTGTGTCAATAATTGAGTCAGGATTTCTAGCATTTAAAAAAAGAATACAATCTAAATTATTATTAGTATTATTATGTTTAAGTCTAGCGTCAAGAAGTTCTAATTTATTGTACTTTTCGGAAATAGAAAAATTCAATGGTTTAAAATTAAAGTCAAATCTATATTTTTTACCAGACAAAGAGAAAAATGTAATAGAAAAATCCGTAATATCATTTTGAAATGTTATATATTTCATATTCAGCGGAGATATCTGGAAAGTATTATTATAAATACCAATATTAGGTTCTTCATTCGGTTTACTCAAACCAATCACAGATTTATAAAGATCATTGGTTGCTGGCGTGTCGCTATGATTTCTTTCAGAGATTGCTGATAAAGATTGCGATGATTCGGACTCAGAACCAAGAGCAGATAAACTAGTTATACCAGAATAATAAAATTCATCATCTTCACTAATTTGATCACTTTGGAGGATATATTGAGTTTTTATACTCCCATTTAGAGAATATTCTATTTTATAAATAGGTTCACCTTTGGGAATATACCCCTCGAACCCAGATATATTTCTAAAATCCAATTCTATATCAACTGGTGTATAAATATAATCACCATTAAATACATAAGTATCTTCATTTTCTGATAAATTTTGTACAGGTGTTATATTATTGGTTAAAGAACTTAATCTATATTTTTTAGGTGCTTTACTTTTCTGAACAACGGTTTTTAAATCATTATCATAATGTTTCTCAAAAGTTGATTCAGCGTATGGTAAATTATACGTCTCACTAGTATTATTATATTCAGACCAATAATAAACAATATCATTAGTATAAATAGTATCATTACTATAAAATATCTCTAATTCTGGTTTTCTAGAATCAACAGGTTCATTTCTTATATTTTCAGTTATCTTTAATTTTGATGGATGATAAACACGATTATATAATGCACAAATATTATTTTTAGATTTAATTACATATTTTATAATCTGGTAATAATAATTATCACACAAATCTGATAATAATATCACTAAATATATATAATTATTTTCTCTAATAATTTGTGGCTTTGACATATTCTGAAAACTAATTATATTTTCATAATCAAAATCTATATTAGAATTATCAACAATAAATGAAACCTTAACATTTGTTTTAGTTTCTATATATGATATATTAAAAATATTTTCTTGATGATCAATATTTGAATATAATATAACATCGTTTTTAGAATCATGCCAATATGATGATGTTTTACATTTAGGTTTATTGAAAAAACTATCAACATTTTTATTCAATTCAGAAAAATACAAATAACCTGTTGAAAAATCGTAATTTATTTTACCTGTAGATATATCAGACTCTGTAGTAAAAACAACAAAATCCTCAATTATATCAATATCTATAATTTTATTAGATATATTTAGAGATATTTCAGATTGATCTAAAAATTCACCAATTGGTTTAACTTGTTGGCTATTAACATCTCGTATATATAGTTTACCAAGTGTATATTGATTTTCATATAATGATTTACCTGTATCATTTATATCTTCTGGATCATAATTAGTACCAAAAATATTAGAATATAAATCATAATAATCAGTGTATATAACATTATAATCAAATACACTTTTTAAAGAAACATCATCTATATTAACAGCTGATATAGAAAAACCTAAAACAATATTCTCTTGTATTTCTATAGCATGTAAACCAGTTAGGGTATTTAATCTTTGCCCTAATAATGTGAAATTAGCTGAACCGATATCACCACCAATATATGTTTTTGATCTTACTGGGTATATATATTCACTTGAAAAAAATTGATCCCCACCATTGGAAGAATATCCAGCAACATTTATTTCTTTAATTAAATAATATTGATTACCATATATATCACAAGCGTATTTATATAACGATTCATTATCCTTTAATGTAAAGAAGAAATCATTTTTTGATTCTCTATTTAAAGTAATACCTTTAAATTTATCAAAAATATCATCATTGCTCCATTTTTCATTTTTATCACCAGACCATAATTGTATATTATCAGTATATCGTTCTACCCCACCTACACTATCATCAATATTTAGATCTCGACTTTGGTATCCATAAAAACGCTTTAATCTTTTATCTGTAACTGGTTTACCGACTAGACCTTGATGCGTTTCACCATACTTACTCCACGAATAATAATCTCTATAATCAACACTTCGATATGTGTCTATTTTTGGAAATAACCCATCAAGTTCATCCTCATCTGAAATAGATATACCATATGGTGAAAAGTAATTACTAGTGTATAAGTATTTACTAGTAAAATAATACCCAATATCACTATCCCTTAATAAATTATCCGTATTAGATATCCTAGAAATATAAGGGATTTGGTAATTATATGGATCGTAAAATGGTGTGGTACTTTTAATATCTTTTATACTATTATCCACACTTTGATAAAAAGTATAATCAACTGATATGTATTTTTTATATAATTCTTTCTTGAGTTCATCTATAACTGTTTTTTCATCTTTATTATAGTCAGAAAAGCTTGTTATAGGTAAGTTACTCAGATCATAATCACTTGATGAACTTAAAAAAGTTGATGGGGTTATTTCAAATTCTATAGCACGATAATCATTCAAATCATAAAGACCATCATATTCTATTCTAAAATCAGATTGAAATGAGCTCAATTCTTGATAATCTTGCTTATATTTTTGAAAAGTATTAGGATTCTTTGTATAATTATCGATTATGTATTGTGAAATAAAATTTTCTAAATATTCTTTAGAACCCTTTGTTGACCATTTTACTTTAGAATTTTTAACATCACGCCTTTTATTGATATAATACTCAATAATATCTTTAATTTTTTCAACAAAAAATGGTATAGCTACCTCTAACTCTAAATCATTACTCCAATCTATATTACCCAAAATACGTTGCTCGTCTTGATTTAAATAGTTTAATTGAATATTTTGTAATAATTCAACATATTTTCGCCTACGAATACTATCAAAACTTTCTGTGGTTTGATTTTTTATTTTAGTCCATTCAACTAAATATTTGTTATACGAATCGACAACAAACTGATTACCTATATTATCAATATCAAGATTTTTAACAAAATCTATCATTTCATAAGGTTCAGATGAATCTTTTTTTATCTCTACTGTTTCAATTGTATTAACAATTGAATATTTTAGAATTTTAAAATCAATGAAAAACGCCATTTCAATTATTTATAATAAAAATCAGTTATATTCAATATGATATATAAATAATTAAAATGGCTGATTCAATTAACAATGTAGAGGATGTAATCCTGGTAAGAGAGCTCCCTAATAAGACTTCTATTAGCGGTTCTGATTTATATTTATCTCAAACAAATACCCAATCATTTAAATTATCTCACAGTAGTTTAATAGCATCTATTCCTGACAATGATACGATTAAAGTGGACCCAACTACAAATAGATTAAAAGTAGAAGGATCTATTCTTAAACAAACGTATCCAGTAGGGTCAATATATATAAATGCATTTGATGATAGAAACCCTAGAGAAATATTAGGATTTGGGATATGGTCAAGAATAGGTGAAGGTAAAGTTCTGATAGGTGAAGGAGTTGGAACAGATGTTAAACAAACATCTAAATCATTTCCAATTGGATCTTCAGGTGGTGAGTATGAACATCAATTAACTGAAGATGAGATACCTAGTCATAATCACTACGTTGCATCAACTGGTTCAGATGGTACTGGTACATTGACTGCAAATAATCAACTAGAACGCGATTATAACTACCAGGAAAGCGGATCTCAACAACCAGGTAATCCAAACTTTGAATATATTTTACACGGTACAACAAGTTCTGCTAATGTAGGTAAAACATCTACTGAAGGTAGTGACCAACCTCACAACAATATCCAACCATATACCACAGTATATATGTGGAAACGTGAACAAGAGATTAATCCAGATGAACCAATCAATTCTACACCAGTAAGTAATTGGGTCGTAGATACAGATCTTTCTGATGATATAAATAATAATCACCAATCATTAGTTAGTAGTAGAGCTGTTAAAGAATATGTTGATTCTAATTCACAACCACAAGTTCCACGATATTTAGATATTACATCTATTGAACAATATGACCAAATATCGGGTGATGAATATTCTTATGACGTTGCGACATTTGGGGTAGGGGTTGATCCATCTAAGGTGTTGGGCGTATACGTCGTATGTTATACACGGTCAACTAATGGAAGCAGAACTGAACGATACATTGAAACAAACCTTGGTGGTGGATCGAACTGGACAATAATAAAGTCACAATATGAGTATGAAGACGCAGGGTCAAGCGCTATGGTGTTCATCCCGTTTTCAGCTGGACAGACCGAGTTTAAATTAAGAATGAATTCCAATGGTTCTTCTAGCTCTGGGAAAACACAGGGATGGACTATCGTAGGCGTGTCTCAGTTGACGTAAGGTATAAATATAAACACGATTGATATAGAACATATTTCAAATGGCAAAGTCGATCTAAGCGTTAATCCCAATTAATATAAATTTGTTATAAATAATTAAAAATGGCAACAATCACAACAAACACTCAACTAAAATTAATTAGTCAATTATCCGACATTGGTAATATTGGTGGTGATGATTTGATACTCGTTCAAAGAGGTCTTAAATCATATAAATCAAACTACTCTAATTTTATCAACGGTTTACCTGATAATAGCACAATAGAGGTAAGCGGAGGTAAGTTAAGTGTTAAAAGTACACCACTGAATACATCTCAGATAGTAGATGGTTCGATCAGTATACAAAAACTAGGCGAATTATCGGAAAATACAGTTATAGGTAATTTAGCTGGTGGAGATAATCCAGAGGAAATTGGTATTGAAACATCAATAACTGGATCAGAAAAGAAATTAGTTACAAGTAGTGCAATTTTATCATATATTGAAGATACGTTATCCGATATTACATCTTCAATAAACCAACTAGCCATATTAGAAGAACAACGACCAAATGGTGTTTATGCTGATGGCGCAACTGTGGAAAGAGATTTGACTCCAACTGTTTATGATTCAAAAACATACGAGGAAACGATTAATACACAAGGTGCCAACAACCACAAACTACAGTTTGTTCAAAGAAATATTAATACCATGGTATTAAACCAAGGTACAATCGTAGAGAATTTTAATGGGAGTGGTAGAAATTTTAGATTAAAACCAGGAACATATTATATTAAAGCAAAGGCTTGGGCTGATGACCATATCATGTCGCTCATAAGATTAAAGAGACATAATGTCGCCGATACTCAATACGGTACTAAATATATTAGTTATGTATGTCAGACAACTTCAGATGATAGAAGAACTGTAACATATTTTGATTGCATATTATATGTAGACGGAAGCGATAGTGAAAATAAACGAACTTTCTCATTTGAACAAGGTCTTTATGAACATAATATGAATACTGATTTAGGTAGACCTTACCAACTAGGTTCTTTACCAGAAGTTTATTTTAGAGCAGAATTTTTAAAAATAGGTTAATTATAAATGGCACAAGTAACGACAAACACCGAAATCAATACTATAAATATTTTACAAGAAGCAACTTCTGTAGAAGATGGTGATTTATTTTTATTACAGAGAGGTTCTTCGACATTAAAATTAAAATCTATAAACTTAAAAATAGGTAGTGATAATATCATAACTGGAGATGGTGGTAATTTAACTAATAATATAACCACAATAAACAACTCATTAACAGAAATTACAGAAAATACAGGTATTATTACAAATAATATAACTGGGGTAAAACAATCAACAGCAGCTAAAAAAGCATATTTTACATCAAGATATAATAGTAATGTAATATTTGGATATGACTGGGTAGCTAGAGATATATTTTTATATAAAGATTATGGCGGTATTATAAAAAATTTTAATAATAGTTCAAATGCATTTACTTTAGGTAGGGGGACATATGAAATATTTTCAATATTTCCAGTTACTGAATCAGGCGCTTTCACAGCATTATTTAATGCCGCGACTAATCAAGTACTAATTGATATAAAAGGTCACACAGCTTCATCAACAAACGGACATAACTTTGCATCTGGTAATGATAGTACTAATATGGTTTTAAAAACGTTAGTATCTTTCGATGACGATACTCAGATAGTTTTAAAGAATAAAAAATACAATAGCTCAACAGCATATGCGTCAGTGTACCATAATTTAGGTTTTACTGAAACATCTAATTTTGGTGGGTTTATAGAAATTCAAAAAGTTAGTGATACATACGAACCATATATACTGTGGGATATAGCTGGCAATATAACAACGATAGCCGAAACATGGCACGTATATCATTGGAATAATGATGGAAAAATTACACTTTCATTAAATAATATGAGTAATAGTTTCACCAAATCATCTGACGGTACTTATAATATTAGAATTACCAGATCTGATACACATAGTTTTGCAGATATAAACACAACAAATAATACAGCGTCAAATCTGATATTGTTCTCAGGTTTATCATCAGGTTCATACAACTTAGTTATAACTGATTTAAATGCAACAACATATAAGTCTAAATCGCTTACAGTTTCTGTTGGTTTCAATACTACTTCCAATAATGTTTATACCCTATAAAATATGAGATACGCTATTATACACGAAAATAACAAGGTAACCGAAAGAGGTATTTTTTTAGAATCACAATCGGGATATGCTTACATTTTAATAAACGATGTTGAAAACAAGATAAAATTATTAAATAAAACATTACAGGTTTTAAATGACAAATCAGAATATGACAAACATATTGATTTTATAGAATTAAGTCGTAAACAATTTAATAATCATGATTATAAAATTGTTTATGAATCATTAGAACCGCATATAAAATATGCGGAAATATGCGGATTACGGCAACTTAATTTTATAAAAGAAACATCTATATTCAATATTAGTATCGATGAACTTAAACAAAATACTAAACAAATAATTGAGCAATCACATAATGAACAAATTCATTATATTAATGAGGATGAAGACATAACTCAAACAGAAAAAACAAATTTATTAGAAATAACTAAAATTTGTTTCGATAAATATAATAAGTTTTTAGATGAGTGTAATGATATTAAACAAATTTTAGAAAACTGGCCTACACTTTTTTCAGAACAAAATGAATATATACCATTTTTAGTTTCTATAATGAAATGAAAATATGCCTTATATCTTATTCCGATATATATTTTAGAACAATACTAAAACGGTTCGAAAAAAGTAAAATAGAATACTGTAAAAAAAATAATATAGATTATATATATGAGGATGTTAACCAATTTGAAAATATAAATTTTAAATTGAGTTGGATAAAAATATATATTTTAAAAAAATATATAAAAAAATATGATGTTATTTATATAACAGATCACGATAGCTTTATATATAATTCTAATTATAATTTAAAAAAATTAATATACGATAACCATAATTCTGATTTAATTTTATCTAAACTGAATACTTGGTTACTAGGTTGTTCTATATGGTATAATACAAGTCACACTAATAGAATTATTGATATTTTATTAGATGTTAATAAAAATTATAATTATTTAGCTGAAGAAAAATATTTTAATAATTTAGATTTATCATGTTTAAATATAAAACATGAAGATGCTATCAATTATATCCACAATATGGGACAAGAATGTTATAAACCATTTGTATATCATTTAGCTGGAATAGGTAACCCATATTTGATGAAAAAAATTTATAATGAAAAGACACAGTATATCCAATGATTGTAAATCACATTTTTTATGTAGAAATGAGTGTCTATTTCCTGTGTTTATTAATAAATATATTACACCATTTTATAGTACATCAACAACTGATTTAATGTACTATAAATCACCATTCGAATTATTAAATTTATTATCACATCAATTAAATATAAATATTAATAATATATCAATACACAATGGGTCTGAGTGTGCTATAAAATCGTTAATAGAGGTGTTAATAAAAGAATCCAACAATTGGGTTATTAATAACCCAACATTCGAAATGATAGATTTTTATTTAAACTATTATAATAGTAATATCGAAAAATTAGACGTTAATTTTATAAATAATAAGTTTTCATTTACTACAGAACATATAAAACAAACTAAAGAAAAGATCATATTTCTAGTTTCACCACATAACCCAACTGGATTAATATTAAACGATGATTATATTATAAAGTTATGTAAAAAATTTAAATATGTAATTATAGATCAAGCTTATTTAAACCCAATGTCACCTATAATTTCTATACCTAATTTAATTTTAATACGTTCTTTTAGCAAAATGGGTTGCATAACTGGTCAAAGGTTTGGTTTCGTGTATTCATCAAATGAATCTATTATAGATGATATAAATCAAATTAGACCGATGTTTTTACCTTCACCTACAGTAAAAATATTAGAATATATTTTAAAAAATAATATAACACATAAATTCGACAAATATTTAAAATCTATAATATACAAACGATTTAAAAAATACTTTCAAGATGATATCTTAACTATAGCTGGCAATTTTATATTACTAAAAGATAAAAGTGAATATAAAAATTATAAAGTTAAAGAATATACTTTCAATGATTTAAAATGTTATAGAATAACACTTCACGACTTAACCGTTTTATGAAATTAATTACTTCTTTTTTTAAAAATGATGATAAAACCCTCAATGATTTTTATCTAAATGAATTATTACCATTTTGGTTTAAACAAAACTCTCAATATATAAATATTGATGATATATTTATATATACTGATGTTAATATCCCATTAAATATAAATCAAATAAAAATATCTAAAAGTGACGCTATATTACACAAAAACTCTAAATTTATAAATATAATGTCAACACAAGTTGGAGTTTGGTATAATATGATCAATGAACTTTTAACTGAAAATGAGGTATGCATATACATGGACCCAGACGCTTTCATGTTAAATGATAAATTAGTAAAGTATTCAAGTACGATTAAAAATCATAATTTAACAAAAAAACGAATACCTTATTTTTGTAGTGATGCTGGTATATCATGTTTTAGAAAAACAGCTGATACTAAAAAAATGATAGAAAACATTAAAAACGAATATTTAAAATGCCCACAAGAACGATGTATAATAGAATACACCTATGACAAATTATATAAAGGCGTGTCAGAGTGTTTCATATCTTGGAGAGATGTGAATATACAACTAAGAGGAGTTAACTTATCTAATCGTGATGATATCGACTGTATACATGGTGTTGATATAAATCAATCTCGTGCTGATTTATATCAACACGAGATTGATAATAATTTTTATAATATATTAATGAAGAAAGAAGAATATAGAAAATATATATATTAAGTATTATAAAATTATATCTGGGTCAGTATTTGTCCTTTTAATTATTTGCGATTTAGACAAATCAGAGTGTTTAGGGTTACTACTATATACGATACTATTTTTCGATTTATTACACAATAATTGATCACAGTTGTTACAATATTTAAACCCACTATAATCATTTTTTTCATGAGCTTCTTTTAATTTGTTATATTTTTTAGAATTTAAAATGTCAATTATAGGTTGCTTTGAAGCATCACCTAATATTATATTTTCATTATAATCATAACAACATGGTACTACTATACCAGACCAATTTATCTGCAACGGTCCACCTTGAGGTCTGTTACACGATTTTTTCGAAGATTTTTGGATATCTCTATACTCTCTACCATCTCCAAAATTATGTGGTTTCCATATTTCATAATAATCAATAACATCTCTTATCTCTTTTGGAAATTTTAAATAGTCTTCTTCTTCTTCATTAAACTGTAAAACATAATGAGAAATTTCACATTCACCTTTATGTTTTTTCAATAGTTTTAGATTTTCTATAACTTTATAAAAATCACCACCCCTCATTATATTTGAATATTTTTTAGGGTTATTCCCATAGAAGCTAAGACGTAATTCATTTAACCCATTTTCTATAGCACATTGTATTTTAGTTTTATTGGGATTATAATTAGACGGTTTATCAAATAATGAAGCATTCGTTATAATGTATGTGTTTAAACCACATTGATTAGCTAATTTTATTTTTAATTCTAAATTAGGATCAATAAATGGTTCACCGAAGTTAGTTAATACTAATTTTTTTGCACCCAACTCAACAATCTGATCTAAAATTGATTCATATAGACTCATACTCATAATCCCTTTAGATCTAGTATGTTTATCTCTAGGACACATCGTACAACTATAGTTGCATAAATTAGTTGGTTCTATCCTGACTTCACTATTCCATAAGTTTTTTACCATTACACGTGGCTCCATAAATGACCTTTCGATATACCACCTATATCACATTTTTCACAAGGTGTTAACCCTTTTCTTTTAGAAACTACCATATTCTTAACAAATTCAACATAACCTTCACTCTTTAAGTATTGTTCTAAAGACATGTTTTTAACATTGTAGTCATATTTTACACTAATATCAGACTCTCTGTGCCAATCTGAATGGCACAACATATAATTACCCTGCCAATCTATCATAGCCTTATAAAATGGGATGTGGCACGGTCTATTCACATCTATACCATAAGAACTATCGAACGGGGCAGTTCCACCCCTATTATAAAATTCTAAGTCGCTTTCACTTTGATCATAAACCTTTTTAATTAAAATCTCATTTTTATAATTAGATTTACTCAACATATCATTTAATTTATTTAATTGATGTATTCCATCGTATAAATCTATTTTTAATAACTTTAAATTAAAGCTATCTAACCTCTCTAATATTTCAACAGTTAATTTATCAAAATTTGTTATTATCTCTATAGGGTAATGATTAGATAAAATTTCTAACCCTTTAAAAAGATTTTTACACAAAAGTGGTTCTGAAAACCCTGAAATAGTTATATCACCAGTATACTCCGATTGTTTTAACGCCTTTAATACGTATTCAAATGTCTCAATAGACATGTGTTTATTTTGATTTGGGTAAACATTTGAATCATGTCTAGGACAAAACCAACAGGTTCTATTACATAATTCAGTTACATTTAATTCAACTAATTCTATTCTATTACTTAATTTTTTCATAATTCTATTCTATTACTTAATTTTTTCACCTATGTGAAATAATTTATTTTCTTTTTTTAAAATTTTTATAATTTTACTTTCATACAAATAATTACTTTGTGAATGAACATCAGTCATCACATTTGATGGCATATGTTCTTTATAATAATGATGGCTTTTTCTATATGAATCTATACCTAAATAACATATTTCTGAATATTTTTGTTTTATAGCGTATAATATACTCTGCAAACCTAATGAATGATATTGGTTAGGTTTATATGGATAAACTATATTATCATATTGAACATTATCAGGTATTTCAAAATCTAAATCATTGATATTTTTAAGAGAATTGCACCAAACTCTGGATATATTATTTTTAATAATAATATCATATATTTTACTTTTTTCTTCACAAGTTGGGTCAAAAATCTCATCATTATTATACCAACCACATGTACCCCATATAGTAGGGGTTCCAAAATATTTACTATATTCATCGATGTGAAAAATACTTTTATTACAAATCAATATGTCATCAAAATATTGATTTATTTTTTCACCTCTTCGTTTGTCGATAACATCACCAGCTGTTCCAACTATTAATATTTTTTTATCCATCATTTAATCCTATCTCTAAAATATTTAGGAAGTTTATTCCAATTTCTTTTTAACAAATCAACAACAGATCCATCTAAAATGTATGTTTTAGCAGAATCTGTATCATTACGTGTACACCGACCAGCCATCTGAACAATGGTTGATAAAGTTTTATTAACATACCATTGATAATCCTCTTTGGATAGTCGTTTAATACGCTTACTACTAAGCGGTAGGTAGGGTACCTTCATAATGACCTGAAATTGCCCCAAATCGCCTTTCAAATCAACACCGTGACTCATCGATGGGCTAACCATCACGGTGGGCTCATCGCTGTCTGAGTGCTCTTTAAGGAGCATATCATTAGTCTTACCAGTTTCTCTAAATATTAATCGAGAATCTTTAATATATTGTTCAACTGATTTTGTAATCTTGAAACTAACTGTATGTATTAAACCCTTTTGATTATGATGTTTATCCAAAATACGTTTCGTTAATTCAGTAACTTTAGGTAAATTACTATCAATCAAATTATAAGTTAGGGGGTATTTATCTACAATATAAATTGGTGATTTATTTGGATCAAACGAACTAGGTGCCTCGATATAAACATATTCGTCTCGATTAATACCTAGATCCATCATCTCTTTTTTATGATCAATAATAGTTGCACTAAGTAAAACAACTCGATCAGCTGTTGAAAATAATCGATTAGATAATTTATTAGCACGAAATGGGGTGAATGTGATACCCTCCTTAATTTTCTTATTAAATTTATTTGGAGCGATTTTTTCTATAATATATTCAACTGAATTATCATTTTCCCCATTAATACCCCAATTATCTAAAACACGATCTATAGAATTATCTAATCTTTTTAATGATTTTAATTTATTCTTAGCTATTTTAGCAGATGATGACTTACCTGAAGCGATTTCCTCAGCGTCTTCGATGGTTGATTTGACGTTTTCAGATAATTGTGAAAGCCAATTATACCCAGATTTATCTGTTTCAGATTGTATTCTAGGGTATTTTTTCATGTCAAATAATTTCTCTAGAGTTTGATAATCAATTTGTAAAGAAAAATGAGAGATCAAAATATTTTCTAACTCACTTGATTCATCACAAATTAGAACTTCTTTCTTACGAACATATTTTGGTAAATTCAACCATACGTCATAATTAAACACACCCTTCTTATTAGCTAAACTAGAATTTCTATCATTATAATAATCGCATCGATCACATGCCCAACACTGTTTTCTTAAAGCACTACCACCAGAAGTATTACATGGAGCATTTTCAACATCATATTCATTATCATAATTACACGCATAATTAGATTTACCCTTAAGTAAATTCAATTCTGTAAAATCTTTTGTGTATTGATCTTGAAGATTTTTAGTTACAGTTAATACAGCAGCACCTGAATTCGAGAAACCCCGAGCATCATCAGGTCCATTTAATTGATTCCAAATTTTATAAGAATTTACAAAATCAACATAAGCACTTTCAGCATCATCACTTGAATTGGCTAAAGTATCCGCTAGAAAACTTTTACCAGTCCCAGTTGGAGCATTAATTACGATAAATTTTTTATCAGTATTTAATGCATCAATGATCTGATTTAACAGTTTTACTTGATTTTCTCTAGGTTCGCTATTTTGTGGGAAGTGTTTAAATAATTGTGAATTCATTATAAGGTTTTTATGTAAATCAATTTATTGAATATTTTTGATTCACTCATACTACCTACTTTTTTCATTTCGTCAACAATTTTTTCATCAGAAATCGAATCTTTTAACCTATAAGATAAAATAACAACAGTATCATTTTTCATATCATAAACGAAAGGTTGAGGTAAAATAAATTCTTTTGATTTAGCCTTACTCTCAATTAAAAAATATAAAAATGGTAATTTAACATTAAAATTAACCAGTCTACCAGTTTTTAACACAGTTTTATTATTAAATTGATCTAAAGAAAAAATTTCAACATTTGTTTGAATAAGTTTTTTAAAAATCTCTCTCTCTAGTATCTGATTTTTTTCTACCATATAACTATTTATGTCATTATATGGTAAAATCAATTATTTCTTTTTAAAATCTATTCTTTTTTCCAAACTCATAGTCGATATATTTTTATTAAAATAGTCCCAAAATTTCGATATATTATCTTTATTGTCAACAGGGAAAGCTCTAATAACATTGGCTCTATTGATAGAAACTGTCCTATAGTTCATATCAAATATACTATATGTTATAACCAGATTTTTATCATCAGGATTATATTTGAGCGATTGAGATCTACCTTTTGGTGGATTATAGAAAGCGGATCTAGTTGATAATGAATTTAAAAATGGATTATTATCAAAATTAGGATAAAACCCGACACAAAAAAGACGACATGTTTTGGAATCAACCAACGGATGTCGTCTTTGATATTTAATCTCTACACAATGATTGTAGAGTAATTTTTTTAATCCTTCTCGTGATATATATGGCATTTTAAATATTTATAAATAAAATGCGATATGTTATTTATTCCACTCGTTCACTAATTGCGAAGATCCTATCTTCAGCAATAAAGATACAGTGATTAACAATACCCATACCTTTAACATTGATAGCCTTAGCATTGATACCCTTATCATTAGGGAAGGTAACATAGTCACCATCTTGGACTAATTGACACCCAGCGCCTGCCATTAATACTTTACCAGTCCTCCAAACTTTAGTGTCTGTAGCGCCATTTGGTACATAAATACCACCTTTCAGTTTACCATCAGCATCACCATCTTCAAAGTGAACTAATAGTGTATCAAACGGCATTTTTGTAATTTGGAAAGTAGTATCAACATCGAAATTCGCTCCAGCGTATCTCTCAATCTCAATCGATCCCTTATTTTTATTAGCAGTCTGTAAAGTAGACTCAAGTTCTCTTAGTTTTAATTCTTGTGTTCGTTCGTCCATAATTATAATTCAATATCGATGATTTTATTATCTATTAAGTATTTAGATTCTTTTTTAGAAATTTCAAGTGATTCAGCTATAAGATTGATTTTTTTATCGTCCGTTACTTTTTCATTTTTATTATTATTTTTTTTAATATAATAAAAATTAGCATTTTTAATTTTCGGTAAAGTGTGAAATAAAAATAAATACTCACCCCAATTATCACCAATATTAGAGCATTCTAAATTATTGATATATGGTATTAAATCTTTTAAAACTAATATATCATTACTAGTAAAAGTTATGAATCTTTTAATTATATAAGAACCTACCCAACATTCTTCAATATACACCCTAGAAAGGGTCTTCTTAGTTTTTACTAAGGAGTTTAATTGTTTAAAGAGATGATTATCGGAATCTGCCATACAATACATATATGACAGATTCTACATAAAAGTCAACAACTAATTTCCACCACGAGACATTTTCATAGCTCGTTGAAATTCACCTACAATGTATTTAACTAATTTACTTCTAACAATATCATCATTATTGAATTCAAATGTAGCTACACCATTATCAGAAGCTTCGGGTCGATCTTTAAACATAGACTTAACTTTTGTTAAACAAGATTTTAAGCCAATATCTGATTGCATATGATCACCTATTGCAATAATTTTAGAAGTTTCTTCAATTCGACTCAAACATGTCACAGCTTCCATCATAGTTTGATTTTGGAATTCATCGATAATTAAAATAGTATTTTCAATACTACGTCCTCGCATAAATGAGTTAACGGTATATTCGATATAATCTTCACTATAAAGTTCTTTAATATCATTATATTCCATTAACTTATTTAATTTTTCGTCTAATGGTATCATATAATTAATGATCTTATCATGAACACCACCAGGTAAATAACCGATACCACCATCAGAACTATCAACGGGTGATCTAACATACATTATTCTTTCAAACTTACCACTTTTTATAAGCTTTAAAGCAGCATATAAAGCAAGTAAACTCTTACCAGTACCTGCTGGTCCATCACATATAACCAACTTTATATCATCATCCCTACACAAGTCAAAAAAATCTTTTTGTTTTTGACTCTTGAACTTTAATTGTTTAACTTTAAAGTTTGGTGATTTAACTTCTAATTCGTTGGGTAATATATCTTCCTGACGATATTCTCTAGGAGTTCTTTTTTTTGTCATAAATAAATACTTCGTTTATTCTTCATCAGAATAAACATGGAACGGGATCGCTCTACAGAATCTATCAACAATTTGCTTATCTGTCAAACCTTTTTCTTTCCACTCAGTAATCTGTAGTTTAAGGATCTCCTCAAAATCTTCATCAAGCTCTATTTTAGGATAACGAGTCCTTTTTGTCTCAACCCTAGTTTTTTTATATTCTTTAATAATTTTGTCTACTTTATTCATTTTAATTATTTATACATAGATAACCCTTCACGTAATGTATCACCCAATATAGTTGATACAATGCCATCAGTTGTCATATAATTTGAGAAACTTGATATAGGTTTAATAGAAGTGTCTGTTAATTCATTACCCCAATCTATAATATCAATTATCCTATCAGTTGGTAATTCATTATACTCATAGAAGTAATAATAATCAGACAATTCACCTCCATTTGGTACAGATAGCCCCCAACCCCATGAATCATCATATAGATTTAATGCATAAAATTTATCACCATCTTCTTCACTATTATAATTACCTACACTCTCTAATATTGTAGGCACAATTATAGAATAATTATTATTAAATTTTTCTTTCGCTATTATTTTAATTTGAGGATCTGCTGATACAACATAACTAGAGGTGTCTAAAATTTCACCAACCTGCTCATCTATATAACCAGTTCTATAATCATCACCCCATAATTTTTTAAATTTGACACTGAATATATCAACTACGCGTTTTATATCTCTAGGTAATATCAACTTATCTTCAAATTCAACACCAACTTCATTACAGAGAGATTCTAACGAATCTACTGAACAGGTATCAACGTCAACATGATTTAAAACAAAATTAGCGATTTTTTCAAAAACATTTCTACCGATGTATGTACCATCATCTATTTTATTACCATAAATAGACCCTAGAAAATTATCAAATAAATTATCATAATTTAACATCGAATCAGTTGTACGATAAGATTTTAAAGTTTCAGTTGCATCAAAGTCCTCATTTATTTTTTGAAGATTATATTTATCTCTAGAACATATATTAAAGGGTTCAGACTGACCAGTTAATTCATAGTATGATGATTCACCACCATAACCAAATTTATTATACCACCTGAAACCGTTCCAATCACCATATGCTACATATTTATTAGTTAAGTTACCACTATCTTCGGTGATATTAATATATGTGTGATCACCACCATCTTCTTGATTCATAACAATAACTCGATCATTAAGTGAATCCAATAACCAAATATTACCATAAGAATCACCACATATTCCACCTATACCATTAATCGGTGTATTGAATAGTGTTTCTAAACTAGAACTGGTGATAGAAGTATTATCATATTTATATATATTTAAAGAGTAATCATCATCATTATCCTGTTTAGCTACTGTAAATACATTTTGTTCTGTATCAATGGTTATAAATTCAGCATCATAACCAACTAGATTACTACTTATAAGAGTATTCTGATCAGTATCATATACTTTTATATAACTATCACCATTATAATAATCTGTGGTTAAGACGTATAATTTATCACCATCTCTATTAGATATCATATCCATAGGTACATCATCACCCAAGTTAATTATATCACCTGATGATGTGACAGCGTAATCACCTCCGCTTTTATCTATATCATATTTTTGGATAAATTTATTACCCTTATTAACAAATGATATAAAAAGTGTTGTATCATCTGACAATATTTCTATAGCAGCTGGTTGATACTCAAATCCACTATCTAAAGTTGGGTCACCGTTAGTATCATCACCTGTATATAATTGATCATATAAATCTATTTTTTGTAATGAATTATTTCTATAAATCACCAAATCAGCTGTATCATGTAGAGTAATATAATACGCACCATCTTTATCTACAGTTACTTGCGCTGGAGATGAATTGTTACCAGACTCATCATAAAAAGATAAATCGATAGACTGATTTAAACTAAAGGAATCACTATAAATATCTAAATTGGAGTTATCAGAATCAAGAAAAACTGAATTATAATTAAAATCAACTATAGCTCCAAATGTATTAGAGTAAAAGTTATCGTAAAGATTAACATTTTCAACTTCAGATAATTTAGCCAAATACCCATCTTCTATATCTTTAACATATTTTACACGATATATTTTATTAGAATTAGCATCAGAAAATACACCATATTTTGTTGGAATCTTATTGATAAGGTAATCTAATTCGACACTTGCTGTTAAAATTAAACTCTCAGTTGTAGTTGAAGTTGGTATAAAATATGATTCAAAAAACCCACCCAAATTACTAAAATCTGGATTAAATTTTTCAAGAACATTATTATTGAAAGATGGTTTAGATTCTGTTGAAACACCATCACCTATAAACCCTATATTAATTTTATAATCAGGGCTACCTATAACTGGGTTAGTTTTAATATAATTACCATTAGAATCAACTAATCTAATATTATAAGGTATTTTAGTGTTTATAAATTTAATAGGATCTATATCAAAAATACCATTAGATGTTATTGATAATTTTTCTGGAATAATATTTTTAACTGTTACTGAATTAACCAATACTGGATAATGTAAATAATCCTCTGATGTAAATTTCTTATCACCATACACTGAAGATAAATCTTGAGATACTATAATAGTTGAATCCTTTGGGTTATCTTCATTTGGGTCAACACCTGTTGGAGTATCATCAACAAAAAAGAATTCAGCTTGCGAACTAACTCCAATAAAAACTGTCCCATTACTATCTCCAGTTAAGTATATTTTATCACCAACCTTTGTGCCGTAAATTTTATCTTGATTTAGTAAAACCTCATCTATAACTTCACCAGATCTATTTAAAAACCTCCAATTAGGTTTTAAGTGAATTCGTTTATCAGTTATATCAAAAGGTATACTCTTTGAGTTTTCTACATAAAAATTTATAACTGAATTTTCAGAGTACTGTTGCCAACTATTGAATACATTAACTACAAATGGTGTATCAGATTTTATAGATGCCGTAATAAATTCAATTTTATCAGAATCATTCACCCAACGCATTAAATTAGGGATCAGGTTTCTAACTACCACAGTTTGAGCCTCAGATGTTACTGGTTCACCACTCGGTAGATATTGAGTTAATGTTACATCATAATCACCAACTTCAGTATAAACGTGACTATATGTTTCACCTACACCTACATTACCATCACCAAAATCCCAACCAAAATAACTTGAGCTATATTCATCAGTGGTTGTAGCTTGTACCTGTAAAGGTGTTAATTCGTTACTATAAAGTTCAGTATCCGATAATATTTGAAAAGTAGGATCAGCCATTTGTTATGTTGATTTTGTCTGAAAGATTTTCAATATCATAAAAGAAAGCATATTGAAAATCATCTAATTTATAATTCTGAGAAGTACTAACATAATTGGTGTCATATACAACATCCCAAATATAAAAATTTAAACCATTAGATTCTCTACTACCATTTTTAGTTGTTATTGAAGAAACACCTTTGATATTCAAAATATCATTTGTAATGGTTTGCATATTTATAATCTGCCCCAATTCAAAATTAATTGGTAGAAAATAATTTTGAATAATATTAATAACTTCAGTTTTAATACTATTGATATCAATATTTGTAGTATTAGTTTTAATTTCAATAGATGATTGACCAATATGATTAAATATAGGATCATCACCTACAGGTTCAATCCCAATATCAACACCAATATACACTGGATCATGTATAATTATATCTAATGATATTTCCTTTTTATCCTCCATAGCATCAATAATAGCCTGTTTTTGAGCAGGATTTATATAATTTAATCTACCAAGAGTTGAATATTTTTGTTCAACTCTTGGTACAGCATATATGTACACATTATTAAAATTACAAGGAGTTGAAAAAAAGTATTGATTAGTTAAAACTCTTCCATCTTCAAATGGGTAAGCTACACCAATCTTCGCTAAATAAGCTATATGTTTTTCTAGAAAATCCCTGTTATTAATAACTTTAACAGAAGATATTAAACCACTATAATTATTTTTAATAAAAGATGTAAAATCATTTTTACTAATTAAACGGTTTTGGCTTTGATAAAATATAGATGAATTAGATCTTATATTTTCAACACTCTCTTTTTCTGATACTTTAGTTGATGGTAAATTATTAGAAAAAATAACTTTGGATAAATTATCAGCTGATATATACGATACGTCACTAATACTACTTAATATTTCATTTATTTTAGGTGTTGAAAATATTGTCATTTGACCAGATAAAAAGTTTTGAGCAACTTCCCCATCAGAACCTTGGCTATTTAAATAAAATATACTTACAGTGTTACCAGAAATCAAAGATTTACCATTTATATCATCACCAAAAGTTATTTCATAATTTGAACTTTCATTCAATCTAACAGAAAAATGTGTTTCATCAAAATCAGAGAAATACAAATTTTCAACTTGAGACCACTCAACCCAGTCACCATCAGATTTAACATAAATATTAATAGTGTTTACATCTATATTTTTATCTTTTGTAGATAAAGTAATTGTTTCACTAGCATCACCTATAGCTGTATAATCAGCTAAGTTTTCATATTTACCATTATATAAAATATAAGAATTAGAAAAATCAGATAGATATTCTTCACCATTATCTTTTTTAACAAAAGTACCATCTTTAATCAAAGAATAAGTAATACCATCTATACTAAAAAAAGAATATCTAGGGATACTATAAGTACCCCTATCTAAGTCAGCTGTAACCTGTATACCTAAAGATGGAGTAACAAAACCACTAGGCTTATACCCAATTAATTTAACGATTCTATTTAAATTCTCATAAAATTCAGCCTCAGAAAAATGAGTTTCTTTAGATGTTTGATTTAAATAAAACAATAGAGTATTATTAGCATAAGCTATAATATCAAGTAAATTATTTAAATTACTACCTACAAAATTTTGATCAGTGAACCAATCATTTTGAGACAGTTTTTCAATCATATATGATTTAAATGACTCAGCATCAAAATTCAGATATGCATCCGTAGGTAAATTGTAATTTATTAATTCGTTTGGCATTTCAAATATTTATAGTTTTATATCAGATAGTAAACCCATTTTCTGTAAATATACTTTGGTACACAACATCCTTATTGATTGATGGTATATTTAGATTAATAGATATATTATATCTATTTTGCTCTTCTTCTACTATTATATCGATAAAGTTTATAGTGACTCTAGGTTCATATTTCCGTATACCTTGATCTATCTTACGAGCAATTAATCTAGCTGTAAATTCATTAACATTTTCAAATAAAAATTGAGTTATATCTAACCCATATTCTGGATCTAATAATCTTTGTTTTGGTCTAGTTGAAAATAAATTCCTCAATGAGTTAGCGATGGCGTGTTCATCGAAATCAGTCTTAATATCACTATCACCACTAACTCTAGTCAAATTAGATGAACCATAAGGTGTTTTATGTTTTTGTAAGTCTAAAGCTAGATCAGAATATCTATAGCCATCTTTTTTAGATTGTTGAAATTTAATAGAAACTGCCATTTTAATTATTTATCAATTAAAATCAATTTGAAAAAACATAGTTATTTTATAAATAATTAAAACTATAGTTATGAAATTTAATAAAAAATTTAAAGAGTATACTGAAACTTTTCTAGAGGGTGTCATCCCACAAGATCATTTAAGTATTCACCAAGGTGACCAAATAATTGTTCGCAAAGATTGGAAAAAAGATCCACAAGTTCAGAGTTTAATTAATACATCTACAGCTGAAAGATTAGATGTTATGGCTGGTAATCTACCAGACCCAGCTAATAAAGAATCACCTGATCCTATTATGGCTATATCTATTTCAACTAGAGTACCAGCATCATATGGTTCATTTGGTTCATTTGCACACAATGGTTCTAAGACTGAATATGATTTTACAGTGACAATTGGGTGTCAGTATGCTCTAGGGTTATATAATAATATAGTAACAGTACCAATGTCTATTTTACAAAGAGTAGATAATGGTGCAAATTTACCGCCATTAAGTCCAAATCAACAAGAAAAACCACGTAAACAAACAACTGGAGAAGAACCAGTTGTTGATAAATCAGTATATGACGCAACCCATGCATCATGGAAAGACCACGGTGGTAAATTACCTAGTTAAAAACTATTTAAATAAAATTAAAAAAGACGTAATTTATATTACGTCTTTTTTTTATGGTATCTAATCCACAATAACAACGCTCGATTATAACCAATATCTTTATTAGCTTTTTCAGATTCAATCCATTTTAATTTTTTAATCTCTTCAACATCTGAAGAAAGTTTTTTAAATAAGGTAGAATCTGAAAAATCTTTTTTCATTTGAAATTTTGACCTATTTGTTTAGCTCGCTTTTTAGCGTATTTAACTTGATCTGGTGTAAATAACATTTCACCTTCTTTCGAGCTTTTGACATATAAACACTCACCTATTTGTAAATATATGGTATCAGTAGTTATATTTTTAACCCATTTTATTTCATCAGTTGAAAATATTTTTTTAATTTTTTTAAACATAGTAGTTTTATTAACTTTATTATTATTATTATTAAACCCTTTCCGCATATAAATTAATATATACAGAAAGGGTTTAAAATCAAATACTATATAATGTTTTAGTAAGATATTGAATCAACTTACAAATTCCACTGAGCAGCAATTGCTTCACCTAATTCATATTGACCTTTAGCGTTAAGATGAACATCATCTCTACGATCATAGCCAGCAACATCGATAATGTCAATGTTAGCATCGGCATCTGCAACAGCTTGTTGGGCTACTCTAACTGTGTCGAGATAATCTGGACGGGTTGCATTATACCACTCTACTTTACATATCATGATAGGCAAAGTTGGTTTATTAAATCTTGCTCGAACGTCAGCAAAGAATGCAGTTAGATTAGCTTCATAAGCATCAGCTCTACTTTGAGGGCTACCATCTGATTCACCTTGGTACCAAATCATACCACGAATGTTGAACTTGTAGTTTGCTTGACCGAGATCAAATTTACCATTTGGAATATCTTGAATCATTGCTGTATAGCAATCACCATCTGGATTATCCCAATCCACTGCTAGATTTGTACCGCCCTTAGCAAATTTTAAAATGGCTACTGGTTTATCATATTTAGCATTTCCACCACCATCTACAATAGCTTTTACAGTATCAGAGAATCCGAGTTCAGGTCCAAAGCGATTAGGTACGTTAGCTGTTGTGTTAACACCTGGATTGATCTGCGCCCATGTGCCTTCAATATACTCTTTAGTAGAACCATCAATAGAAGATGAATGAATGATAGTTCCAGTGCGATCCAACCCCTCTAAAGAGCGACCAGTCTGTGAATCCAGATTGTTGATATCGCCTTTACCATCTGCATTTGATTGTCCCATCACGATGAACATATCGACTTCTGTGAATGTATCAATAGAAGCAGCATCACTACATCTGTACCACGCACCATCCTTAATGTACACTGGAACTTCAGCAGAGGTATCAAATACGATGGTACCATTCGTTAAATCAGTAGGTAGGTCCTCAGTATTATAAACCTGAATATCTGAAGTATCTGTATCTTCTATAGTCTTCAACCTAGAACTGAGATCAGATACTTGAGTCGTTAGTGTATCGATATGTGTCGTTGCATAATCAGAATTAAAGTTAATAACATCATTGAGGTTATTAAACTCAATTGCGGTCAATAGATCGCCTGAAACTTTAGTTGGAATATTTGTTTGTTGTGTCATATTTTAAAATTATTATGCGTTGTGATCGATGACCCATCCTCTTGTATTGACTAGTGTATCGTAATAACCATTAGCGGTTGCTGACCATGTAGACTTAGCTGCATTAGTACCACCAGAAAAGTCTGTATTCAGATTAGATCTACCATTTGTAACTAAAGCACCTAATATATTTTCAATAGCTTGAGCAGTTAAAGCGCAACCAAGCCAAGCGCTCCCAAAGTTCGTTCCATTTAACAACTGATTATACTGCGAAAAATCTGTTATTGAAGAACACCCTCTTAGAAAATGACTAAAGTTGGTTGTATTGGTGAAATCACAAGACGGTGGAACATTAGTTAAGTTGGGACAATCTCTAAACATAAGTGATACACTATTAGACATATCACCAAACGTAACGTTATCTAAATTTGTTAAATTTGTACAACCTCTAACAAACTCAGGAAATTTATTTGGGTTTGCAATTACATTAGGATCGATATCAACGAAGTCAAAATCTGGTAAACCTGTAATCGATGTACAATCTCTAAACATCGCCCAAAATCTATTACCTTTATTTATATCTAAAAGTGGAATATTTTCGGTTGTTAAACTATAACATTCCCAGAACATCCATAAGAAGTCTGTGTTATTCGCTGTAACAGGAAGATCTGGTGCTGAAAATACAGCATTACGACATCTCATGAACATCCTAGATGCTGATGTATCAACATTACCACCATAAACTTCTAAAGTACCAAATCTCTGAAAGTTAACTAATTTAAGTGAGTCACGAACTCCGTCATTATTTGCTGGATTGTCAAATTTAAAACATTCAATAACTCCAGATATAGAGATCAGATATTCACCTTCAGCTGGGTATGTATGAACAATTGGACCAGCGGTGTCACCACCTGTAACAGTATTAAATGTTTGTGTATCTGTACCAGGATTATTACAATCCCAGTCAATGGTACAATCATATGCACCACCAAGTACGAATGGTAACTCGAATTGATCACTAGCCGATGGGCTGAATTTACCCGCAACTGGATCTTGAGTGTTTCGAGTGTCAATCAAAAACGAAAGACCACCTACGATTATAATTTCGTTATTGTCTTTCAATCTATTCCATTTACCATTTTTGAAGTATATCAATTCACCTGTACTGGTATTAAAAGCGATTGTACCAGTATCAGCAGTCGAAGGTAGGTCATGTGACGGATAAGATTGAATTGGTGTTGATGACCCCTCAATTGTTAATAAACCGCTATCAATAACAGCTGGTTGAGGCTCTAAATCACCGACACGTGTATTTATGTCATCAGCGTTGTTGTTAACAACACTATTCACTTCATTGAACTCAGCAGCGGTAAATGGATCACCAGTATTCTTACTCTGTTCGGGCGTTTGTCTACTTGTTTTATTTTGTGGCATATTTTTAAGGATTTACAGTTAATGTCCAACCTCTTCCAGTTGTCCCATGTATTGGGGTTCCGATAGTTGTTGTTAATATTTCGTAATTTGTTTGTGCATCTCTAGCTGGATCAGCATTCGTCGTCCAACTACTCTGACCAATAGATGTTCTTCCAGCTAAACTTGTGGCTAGATTTGTAAGATTTGAATCAACTAACGATTTAAGAATATTCTCAGTACCTGACATATTCAAGTTACAATCAACCCAAGCATCGATGAAGGTTGTACCATTACTGAAATCAATTTCAGGGAAATCTTCTAATGCCCAACAGTATTGCCAAGTGTTATCAAATGCGATAGAACCACTCTGATTAAACACGAGTTGTGGGAAAGAAGTAAATGATCGGCAATTTTGCCAAGCCCTAGAGAAGTTCGTACCAGAGCTTACATCAACTAAAGGAAACGATGCTAAATTATGACAATTAGTCCAACATTCTGTAAAGTCAGTACCATTACCTAGTGAACCTAGATTATCAAAGCTTTCTAATACTGAACAACCATTCCAAGTCTTTATGAAGTTTTCACCATTACTCAAATCAAGAGCTGGAAAAGATGTTAACGATGAACACCCAAACCACGTTTCTTGGAAATTATCACCTAAACTGGTATCGAGTTGTGGAAAAGATGTAATAGTATAACAAGTGCGCCATGTTCTAAGGAAATTAGAATTCAAACTAGTGTCTATAACAGGCATCTCAGATAACCCATGCATATCTCTAAATGTCTGATCCATGTTAGTAACTTTACTTGTATCTAAGGGTGTAGGTAATGATGTAATTGCTCTACAATTTCTATACATACCTGACATTTTAGTAGCATTACTAAGATCCATTACAGGTAAACTTTGTAGATTTTGACAGCTGAAGAATACTTGAGTAAAGTCTGTTACATTAGACGTATCTATTGTTATATTATCTAATGTTGTCAGATTAATCATTGAGAAAAACATTTCTTTAATAACTGATGGTGAACCAAAATCAAAATCAGGTATTGTAGTTAAACTATTACAAGATCTGAACATAAGATTGTAATTATCACCTGATGTTGTATCCATCAACGGAATTTGCGTCAAAGAGTTGCAATCTCTGTAAAATTGATTAAAGAGTGATACACCTGTCGTTTTGAACGTTGTCGTATCGTCAATCGTCGTTAGATTAGTACAACCACCAAATGCACCAGTTGCACTACCTTCAAATGTTAACCCACCACACTCAACGATCTCTATAAGCTTGGTAAAATCCCCAGCAAGATTGAATATGAAACCAGGTATATAACCATTCATAGTTATTGTGTAGATACCAGTTACCCCGTAGTCATGCTCTAATTGAGTATCCGATGTAACATTTTCAATGTTACCATCACCCCAATTAATTTCGAAACTATAATTCTTACCTGATACAAGAGGTAGTTTAAAGGTTGTTGTCGCACCTGTATCAACTTTAACAGCAAAATTATTAACAGAGACTGATATATCGTTTGTTATTCTATACCAATTACCATCTTTATGGTACATCATATTATTATTGATAGGATCAAATGCAATTGTACCATCATCTACTGATTCTGGTAATACATCTGTATACGATAAGATTGGAACAGATGTTCCTTCAATTACATCCAGTCTAGACCCCAACGGAGCTAAATTGGGTTGTAAGGTAGTGTATCTATCTTCGAAATCAACAGCATTTGTGTTTACAACTGTAGTTAATTCGTTAACATCACTTACAGTTAATACGTCTCCAGTTTGCTTATCTGGATCTGGTGGTCTATTTGTTTTAATTTGTGACATAATATATCTTTTTAATTATTTATAAAATTAACAGCAATTTTATGATCAATTATTAAAATAACATTTAATCAGATAACGGAATTGGAAAAATATATTCAAATGAATTATTATCATTTATTATAACATTAATATTATCTTCACCATTATCTAATGTAAGAGTCAATGTTTCCACACCTTCAGGTATAAAATCTTCTGTTACATTAAGAGTAATTGAATCAACTGTTCCTACAACAAAGCTACCAGTTAATGATGCTCCATCAATATCATCACTTGTTACACCAGTTATAGTATATGGAACCGATGTACCAGCAACTACACCTTGAGTTGTTAAGTCAATAACTATAGGATCACCTTCATTAGCTGAAGTTGGTCCAGATAACTCATATGTCTCAACTGATGTATCAACAATACTTACATCAACATTAGCTTGATTATTATCTAATGTAAGAGTTAGAATTTCTTCACCTTCAGTTATAAAATCTTCTGTTACATTAAGGGTAATAGAATCAACTGTTCCTACAACAAAGTTACCAGTTAATAATGCTCCATCAATGTCATCACT